AAGTTCATCGAACGAATTAATGGTTGAAGTGTAAGATTTGCCCGATATGCAGCAATAAGTTCATTGCTCCAAATTTCGGGGATAAAAGTTGCTAATCTGGTGTTATTAGTTACACCACCCTGTGCAGGATAAACGGAAGAAGCCATGATAAAGCCCTCTATTAAAAAAGGTTAAAGTCATACGACCCGACCTTCCGCCCATGCCTTTTCAATTTCAGGCCAAAGCGCATTGTAACGGTCGCGGTCCTCAATATAGAGGCGTTGCAGATCGGCTTTCCTGATTTTTTTGCCAGTTATATTTGTCGGTGAACTGCCCGTCGTGCTACCCATAGAGGCATTTGCAACGGATTCACTTTGCGATTGTTGTTTCAATTGTTCAACCTGCGGATCGGGTTGTGGTTGTGTCGCTTTGTAAGCGTTTATCAACTCGTTCCACAGATTCACATCCATTGAATCAATCGCTGCCTTGTGACTGACAGTGCGACTTGGTGACTGTGCGATAAAGTCTTGGAAACCCGGCGATTCAATAATTTGTACGGCATCAGGGTGAGCGTTATGTATTTCCCTCACTGCTAACTCTGTACGGAATTCTTGAATGTCTTTTTGTGTTCCCTGCAACTCTTTTGCAACGGTCTCTTTTATCGCGTTTTCAGGATCGCCAAAATAATCTGGTGACGACTCTTTTTTGGCATCTTTACTTGAAACCCCGGCAAGCTGTCCTTGTGTGTATGCCGATGCAGTTTTTAAATCATCAATTTCACGTCGCATTTTCGAGACATCTTGAGATTGCCTTCCTATCATCGATTGTGCTGATTCTAGTTCTTTCTCAAGTTGCTCCCTCGATTTTTCTGCGTACTTGTTTTCCGATTTTTGCTCTGCTTCCGGTTCTTGGGTGTCTTTTTGCTGTACTGATAACTCGTTGACATTAAGAAATTCACCCTCATCACTTTCGGACTTATCCGGTGCATCAATAATTTCTGCCATAACTACCCCTTTTTAATAGAGACCCTTTTGGGCTATCTCGAAGAAAAGGACGAAATCAGGAGTTCGATTTCGCTTCCCTTTTCTCTGCTTTTATTTTTTGTTGACGGTTTATCGCCCATTTCCGAGTCGCAGAGGGGAAATCTCCACTGATCGGATCGAGCATGGGTCGGGCACCACCAACAAGTCGGTCACTGGGTTGTGAGCAGATAACACAACTGACTGTATGAACATCACTGTCAACGTACTTTTCAAATTTGTGACCGTCTGGGCACCTAAAATCAAATATCGCTTTCAAGTCGTTCACTCAGTTCAATGACACGTTCCCGAAGGTTGAGCACAGAGGCGATGATATTGAGTTGACCTTTACGGAAATTCAAATCGTCGTTATCTCCGGTCGCTACAACCGAATTAATGGTGTTGAAGTCTCTTTCAAAGTCACTTGTCAAAAGTTTCCAACCATCTTGTGATGTCAAATCCAGTAACAAACGACAATATTCAGCGTCATCAACTTCCATTAAAAATCACCATACCTGACATTTTCAAAAATTGGTATAGTTTCTAAACTTCTAGTATATATCACGGGCGAACCGCATTATTTGGTGGTATAACAAGCTTCGCCTCTTCAATTCCCACTTTCTTTTCCGAAACTGCCGACTTTGCTTCTTCAATCGCCATTTTATCGTCGCGTGTCAATTCACCTTCTGCACTTTGCAGTTTTGCAATGGAATTCATGCGATCATTTTCCAACTCGACCGGTATTGCTTTGGTTTCGGTCTCAATCTTTTTCGCTCTTGCTTCAGATTCGCTTGCCTGACCAAACAATGCGGCGGTTTGACCTTTTTGGAACTCCAAATTGATTTCTGCTTGCAACTGACTGAGTTGTTGGGTCTGTGGATCGGGTTGCATAGACTGATCAATTGCGTCATTCAACTCTTCGCGGTTTTTCAATTGCATATTTTCGATCACAGACTTGATTAAAAGCATAGTAACCGGAGATTCAGACGGCATCGTTTGAAGCAACTGCACAAGCTGTGAAGTTTCGTACTCCCGCGCAATAATTCCGAGCGATGTTGTTGGAATGAAGGTGTATTCTTCCACTGGGTATTTTTCGGACGCAAATTGTTGGTACCAACACGCTGCCATTTTGACGAAAGGCACCAGAAACGACTCTTGAAAATTCACCAGTGTCCGTTTTTGCCTTTTTATGATGGCACCCAGTCCCATTGATATACCTGCCGCCGTTTCTTGATTTATGGACCCCGGAAAACCTGCACTGTCGATCGCTCCCGTCGCTTGCTGTATTTGCTCCTGCAAATTTTGGGTTTGTTGAAAAGTATTCGCGTTGACTGCCGTAAAAGTGAACGGATGTAACACCGTTCTGGGGTCGCCATTAGTCAGAAAACTTTGACCGGGGGAAATCGTCTTTTTCGCCTCACCTCTGGGCATTCTGGTTGCATCCATCGCCAAAGCAGGACTATTTTGCAGTGCTAAATTGTCAACACGGGCACGAAGTTCAGTGTTCAATGCTTTTTGAATTCCAAAAGCTTTCTCAACAACACCTCTACCCCAGAACTCACCGGGGTCTATATCCCACTGAAACGCAACAATCGGTCGCGTTTGTGGTTTGTAGGGGTTTTCAATCGATTTTAATATGGTTGTATCGTTCGCAAGGACCACGCAAGCTTCAACCCATTTGTTTTCGTCCTCTGACACATCTTCGATCAAATCATCTTCGATCGGTTCTTGTTGTTCCTCTGACCCTTCTTCCATTAATTGTGAAAGTTCATCAAACGTTGCAACATCTTGCGCCTTGTCGAGTAGTTTTTTCGGCACCCAACCGAAGTATTTGGTCAGTTTAACGGTGCCAGTGGGTTGTCGAGTCAAGTTTTCGTTGTGTGACAACTCCGTGTCGGGTGAAGATTCCGCGCCAATTTCGACTTTCTCGTAAACTCCCTGCTCTTGCAGTAGTTGGATTTGGTGCGGTGAGACATTTTCAATGATCGCAACCCCTAAAGCATCTTTAATCGACGTTGCACTTGGATCAATGCGGAAATTTTGCGGCAAAACTGGTTTTAAACGAATCGTTGTGACATTTTCTTCGACAACACCGTTCATTTGCTCATTGCCATACCCATTTGATGTCGGACGGGATGACATTTTGCTTTCTTTTTGTTGATCGAGCACCACTTCAGCGATTCCGGTGCCGAAAATTGCAGCATTCAGCAAAACCTCACCGATCGACTTGCGAACATGCGCCCGTGAAAAATCTTCATGCAATTTATTTCTTAAAAACTCGATTTTTAACTTCGCTTGCACCTGATCTTGAAAAATTGCCTGTGCTTCCATTGCTTGTTGCTGAAATACCGCTATTTCTTCGTCGGTTGCCCCTTCTTGTGGTTGTTCGGGCATGGTAACGAATTGAATATCATCTTTGATGTCGAAAAACGCACCCCGACCGAAGGTTGCTTCTTCGATTTCAGCAACAGACGATTCAACGGCTTGTGTCGTTGCCGGTGACATAAGTTGCGATCGTTCGCTTTCTCGCGTTTTGTCCTTTGTGCTGTAGATACCTTGAAAAATTCTTCTATATTCTTTGAATTTGTCCTTATAGTTTGCCGTGTAGTTTTGATCCCATTCTGAAAGCGTTGCAGAAACCCATGCTTCGAGACTGTCTACGGTATCAAGTTGTTTTTCTAGTTCATCATCAAGCATTTTTTAGTACCCCGCGATGGAATCTGTATATTCGTGTTCTGTGGTCTCAAGTCCCACAAAATCGAATGTGTAGTTTTTGACTAATTCTGAGACATAACTAAGTGAGTCAATTAAGTCGTCGTGTGTGCGTTTGTCTGGAAATTGCATCATTTGATCTTCAAATTTTGCATTCCAGTCACCCTTTTTAAGTGTTATCTGCCCGTTCTCAAATCTGCCTTGCAGTGCCCACATTATGCGGTCAGTCTTGCTTTTGTTGCCGTGCGTTAGCATTTCGACGTGAAAATAAGTCTGCGATCGACGCATCATTTCACTTAATGGTGCCATGACTGCCTGACGTGCAATGCCTCGTTCGATCCCGACGGCTAAAGGTGCGAACTCTTTGACTTTTTCAAAGATAATTTCAGCAGTTTCGCTCAAATCCCATCGACCATAGATAATATCTTCAACGAACCACCCGTCTTTGTTGACCTTCACGACTGAAATTGCCGTGTCATCGAGATTTTTTGACTGTTTGGTGCCGACCTCACTGAACCCGGCAAGGTCGATCGCGATGAAGTATGACCCTTCTTCGGGACTTTCCCCGTATTTGATCCACTCACTTTTAAACATCAATGACGCTTGAGCAGCAAAAGAAGCCATGAATTCTTGATTAAACGCAAACGTTGACATGGATTTCCTTGCCATTTCGATTTCTTGGTGATCGATCAACGTGTTATCAAAACTTGTGAAATGCCATGCTTTTAAATTTGGATCACTCCCTTCTTCTGCTTCGCAATACAGATCATAGAAGTGATTTCGACCGGTTGGGGTGCCGATAAACAGTGCTGAACTCTCTGGTGCCAAATCAACAAGTGCCGGTCGCAGAATTGTGTCCCAGATCGATGCTTTCATGTCCGAAAATTCGTCCAGTACAACAAAATAAAGCTTTGCGCCTCGAAGGGTTGATTCTTTTTCCCCTGATTTCAGATATATCGTCGTGCCGTTGATTAGCGTAAAAGTCATGTCGTTTTTATGGGAACTTCTAATTACCCCCTCACCCAACTCCATCACCGTGTCCCACATCAATTCCCTTGCCATTTGCTGAGTTGGTGCGACGTAAAATATTGAACCTGACTTTGCTTCCAGACCTTTTACGATCAGCATCGAAGCGGCAAGTCGTGATTTACCAGTTCTTCGACCTGCTGCAACGACCTTAAACCGTGCTTTGTCTTTCCAGACTTCTTGTTGCCACGGCAAGAGTTTTATATTTAGTTCGCTCAAGATAAAACCATCCACATGATCAAAAAGGTTAAACCGGCACCAGATACAATAATTGCTGAAATCAAAGCGATGTCTGCGATCAATTTTTTCTTTTCCTCTGCTTCCCTAATCATCTGTGCTGACATTACTTTCCGCCGTTGTGTTTCGCGACGACGCTCCCGCATCATCAGTTTGTATTCATCGCCACGACCTGAATAAATAAATGCGTCCTTCAAATCTTTTTCCAGTTGTTTGATCTGCATCGTTTCTAGTGCAAAGTCGAGCGCATGACCTTCGACACTTTGGTTATCCATCAATTTTTTCGCTAAAGGTCGATTTTCTTGTTGTGCTTTTGCTCGTTCGACTGCATTTTTAGCATCAAAGACCTTATTAAAATCTGCTTTCAAAGAAACCAGATCGTTGCCCAAAGCCAACCCCTGTTTTAAGGTGCCAACAGCCTTTGTCGCTGCTGCGATTGCTATGCCAATTTCCACCATTTTTTCTTTCTCTTGTTAAAACTGAGACTTTTTTTCTATATATATCAACAACTTACAACGTTTTAGTGCCAGGTTATTTTGTTGTCAGTGAAGCGTTGCAACCTTGTATTCGACGGTGAATTCAAATCCACAATGGTTACATTGATAACTGCTCGTTTGATCGGCACCAAATGTGATTTCCGTGTTCTCACTTCCACATTTCGGACATTCACCACCGTCATATTTCAAATCGTAATCTACAGGTACCAGTTCTGTTTCAGTTTTCATGGTGGATATTCCCCCGTCGAAATCATGTCACTGGTAGTCAAAGCCCTGCCCGGTGTCTGACGTGCCCATTTACTTTCAAGAAAGTGAAGTCGTGCTTCTTTGAAGTCACCGTCTGCCATG